CTTGATATATCGCCTACTGCACCATTTACATCTTGAGTATTGTTTACCAATACTGTGGTTTGATACTCTGGGTTAGTAGCACTAATTACTGCAGAAGTCTGCTTAATTGTTAGTGGCACTGTTGTACCCCATGCTGCTTGAAGCGTTGCATTAACGTTGCTTGCAGCTGTATCGTTTAAGAAATCAATAGTAATAGTGCTGGCTTCTAGACCTTTTGCGAACTTGTGAGCGTTATCCATTTTGTTACTACCTTTCGGCGGATAAGACATTTCTGCTTATCTCTGCATCTTTACCATTGATGCAGTTCAGACTATATCTTCACCCTATTTCTAGGGGCTGCACGTGTAGTCGTTACGGACTCTCTGCTTTCGCAGGTTGCCTCGGTATTAGCCTTTTTTTGGAGGCCTTCACCGATATAGTGCAGTACTTGTTGTCTGCTTACGCAGCAACTGGGCAATATTTATGGCTACCCATAGCTGTTACTTCGAGTTCATCAAATGATCTATTTATTGTTACGGCTGTTACGTGATCGCTTAGGGCGACACTGTTTAACGTAACTACCACACCATTAGATAGATAAATTGCCATCTTTCTCCTCTTCTTTCTTAGCCGCCGTTTTTTTAACTGCTGCTGGTTGGTCGGTAATCTGGCCTATTTTGACCAGAAACTTATGCTCTTCTTCTGTTAAACCTTTGTATGCCATTTTAACTCCAACTCGTTAGGATATTAACCGTTAATTTACATATTAAAAGATCTCCACTAGCCGCCGTAGTAATTGACGGAGCCGAGATACTGCTAACGTTATAGACTAAACTTCCTGCATTTAGTTTGGTAAATACTGCTACTATAAAAGTTTCCATGCCGGCTAAGTTACCTTTATTATCAAAGGCCGGTACAGCTATTAAAATATCAAAATTAGCCATAGGTGAGATATTTATCTGCGAATTATTACTAGGTGTAATGTAAGGATCGCTAGGCGTTACCGTTACTGAATTAGCTAGTAATTGTGGCGCCGGGTAAGCAAAGGTGCTCCATACTCCGGCGTTAGTTAAGGTAGTAGCTAGAGTAGTTCTAAGGGTAGTTATTGCGGCTGGCATTATCCGACTAACGAAGAAGGATTAGCGTAAGGTTGTATCAGACCTCTAATCCGATTTATCATCTGGTAACCAAGTCGGTAAGGTGATGCAGATACACCGTCCATACCATTACTAGCCATTGAAGTCTGCCGAGCCTGCCAGATATCTACGCTTAGAATCATACTGGCTTGACGGATAGCAGCAGTAGTCGCATAGCTGGCTGTTTTAGTATCTGGCCCGGTCGCCGTACCGTAGGGCAGCACACGATGGAAAGGGTCATCGCTAGCTGTCTTTGCATATTGGATAACTGAATAACCTGTAGGAAAATTGTTAAATTGTAATTGTGTAAATAATGCTGTGCCTATTGAAACTGGTACGGTTGATCCGGGAAATGCGCCAGTTAAAGTATAAGTGCCATTGTAGGTTGAGCCTGCAGCAGCGATAGTTACGCTCTGACCAATTACAAATATTCCGGGATTAGCTAACACTACAGAGGCGGTGTTATTGCTAAGTGATGCGCCAATAACTGCGGCACTATCAAACCACAGATATTGGTTTAATAAATCCTGAGCAGCCTGTGTACATTCTTCTACTGTTGCATCTAGATACAGGGTGCCAATTCCCAAATTATCCCTTAATTCCTGCATGGTCGTATAGGTACTCGCCATTGGCTACTCCTTTCTAAAAGCTCTCTAGGGCTAAGGGCTACTAAGCCCTAGAGATTATTGAAGTGTTTCTGTATTACGCTGTCATGTTATAGCGTTGTAAACCACCACTTACTAAAGTTTTTACGGCCAAATATCCATAAATCATTAGCTCAATTTCTCCCGATGTTGGGATATTTGTGGAAAGTCTTAGAACGGGGCTTTCATAAATTGCTATTGCTGATGGCACAATAATAAATGCTGAATCATCAATAGTTGTAGATACCATGTTGGCATCTATATAAAGATCCAAACCAAACAGCGATCCACGTATTGACGTTGGAGATGATGTACCACCAGCGTTCATAGGATTTTGTGCTGTAAATATTGGACGATCTGCAGTATCTTTAGCTGCGATCAATAAACTCCACTGGCTTGTACCTGCAATATATCCAGTTGCTAGTTCACCTGTTGCAGCGTAAGCAGCTGGTCCAGCTTGTGCAATATACGCTTGAATACCTAAATAGGTAGTAGCTTGTGATGTTGCAAGTGTTCCACCAGATACAATTTCAGCAATTACCGCTGCATCTGTCGCCTTGTTATAGGCACGTGTCATATTGTCAAGCATCGCAGTAAAAAATGCAGGATTATCGCTAGATCTTTCCAATAGCTCCACGCTGTAGCGTTGTAGTCCAGCAAACTTGTTAACAGTTGCGTTAACGTATGCAGACACAATACCTGTGTTAGATGGTGAACCACCTTCATCGGTATCAGCTACCGTTCCGGAAGTAGTTATTTTTGGATGACTTATGGTCATTCCAGAATTAGGAATAACTTTAGCACCGCCGCATGCATCGATAGTTGGACGTGATCCGATAAGAGTATCTACAACAGTTGTTGCATAAGAAACAGGACTAAATGCAGGATTTGTACTAAAATCATCATCTGCTGCTTTAATCTTAAATGCTTTAGCATCTTCGCCTCTTACCCATAGACCAGCTTCGTGATCTCCTAATTGTGCCTTTACTGCATATTGCAAGTATTTAGCTTGTGAATTAATTGGTGTACGTGGCTCGGCATAGATAGCAGCGCTAATCGTTGGACGTGCGGCTTCTACTGGAGCAACCTCTACCACTGGTACTGCTATTGGCTCGGTGGTTTTTTCCACTTGTGCCTCGCTTTCCGTAGTTGGTTGATTTGTTGCTTCCGCTTCGCCTTCGCTAGCGGCAACTTTAGTTACTTGCGCTTCTGTAAATGCTGGTGTTTCCACTAAACTAACTTCTTTTAATTGTGCCTTAGTTACGTAAATATAATCTTTTTTCTGCGATGATTTAACTACTTCTACACCGACAGACATACCGGAAATTAAATCTTCTTGGGCAAGGGTTAATGCGTCCGATCCCTGCATACTTGCACTAATTTTAAAGCTAGCGTAAATGCCATCTTCTGCTTTATTATATTTTTGCATACGACCTATTGGCTTAGTAGCTTCGTGTTGCATAAGCATCTTAATCTTGCCCGGATCGCCTATCTCTATAGAATCTTTAGCAAACATAACAGGGCCAGCGCTCGTGTTACCTACAGTTTCGTAAGGTACTATTTTGCCAGCAATTATTCTGCGCTCTGTATCTGCGCTTTCTACGTTACTACTGAATGTAAGTAGCATTATCTTCACTTCCTTCTGGGGTCATGTTTTCCATTTCTTTGGCTTCCTCTACGGTAATTAAACCTAGAGATAACATTTTTTCTAACGCTTCTAGTCGCTTCATTGTGTCTGCACGTAAAAATGATTCTTCTATTGCAAACTTTACAGTATTTCCTCTATTTGTTACGTCGTCCATACTAAGTCTATCTTCGATAGCACAAATGTAAGGCTGCAGAGAATACGCAACAAATTCTTTCCGGGATTCTAAGATATTTTGGTAGGTCATGCTGTTATTCATATCTGCACTTATGTAATATGCTGGTACGTTCATAGCACGTGCTATCTGTGTTGCTAAATATTGCTGGGCTTCTGAATACATCATATCTTTAGGACTAAAGCCGACCGGCTCATAAGATAATGTACTAGTTAAATATGCTGTACTTCTATTTTGACGTGCAGATTTCCATGCAGCTAGTAATCCTTGTACTTGTGCTTCTGGCATGTCAGCACCTGTATTTTTTAGAAATCCAGTAGCCATCGGTGTGGCAGCAGAAACAGATGCCGCTTTTTCTAAATCTAGTGCAGCTTGTATTGTGCGGCCTGCTGTTTGTAATACGCCTTGTGTTAATCCTTGAAATGTAATAAGTGAGCCGATACCTATCATAGGTACTTGTTCTTGGTCA